TTTAAAAAAAAAAAGGGAAAAAAAAAAAATAGAAGAATTAAAAAAAAAAATTATAAAAGAAGTTGAAGATATTTTAAGGAAATCTAATAAAGATAATAAACCAAAAGACGGTAAATCGAGAAAAAGTAAATCAAAAAGAAAGTTAAAGAAAAGAAGTAAATCAAAAAGAAAGTTAAAGAAAAGAAGTAAATCAAAAAGAAAGTTAAAGAAAAGAAGTAAATCAAAAAGAAAGTTAAAGAAAAGTAAATATTAAATAATATAATTAATGTCTAATTATATTATTGGCAATTATAAAATATTAAAGAAAATAGGTAAAGGTAGTTTTTCTAATGTTTTTAAAGCTCATAAATTAGACGATGAAAACGAATTTTATGCTATTAAAATAATATCTCTTAAAAATTTAAGTGATAAAATTATCGATAACGTTAAAAAAGAAATTAACATTATGTTAAAAATAAATCACGAAAATATAATAAAATTACATGAAACTATAGTAACACAAAAATATATTTATCTTATTATGGATTATTGCGATGGCGGTGATTTATATAAATTTATTAAAGTACACGGTAAATTATCAGAAGAAGAAACAAAAAAATATTTTATTCAAATTTCAAAAGGATTATATTTTTTATATTCTAATAATTTAATTCATCGTGATTTAAAACCTCATAATATTTTAATCACTTCTAATAACATTTTAAAAATTTGTGATTTTGGTTTCGTTAAAGAATCAAATGAAAATATGTTATATGATACATTGTGCGGAAGTCCAATATATATGGCTCCTGAAATATTAAAATATAAGAAATATGATTCTAAAGTTGATTTATGGAGCATGGGAATTATATTATTTGAAATGTTAACTTCTAAACCTCCATTTATTGGTGTAAATCATATTGATTTGATTAGAGTTATTGATTCATCAACTGAACTAAGTATCCCGAATGATATTATTATTTCAGACAATTGCTTTCATTTATTAAAATCTTTAATTGTTGTTGACTCTCAAAATAGAATATCATTTGATAATTTTTTTAAACATTCTTTCTTTGATAACTATAATTTTACTAGCATTGAAGAAGAAATTAAAGAAAAATTATCCATTACTCCTATTGAAAATTACATAAAAATTGAAAATAAATATCATGTATCTTCTGAAATAGAAATTGTATTGAATTATAAGATTTATATAGAATCTATATACAGAAGTGCATCAGAAGTAGGTTATATTGGTTTAACTAAAGAAAACGAATATAAGTATTTAGAAGCATTTTCAGTTTATATGAAATCATTAAATTTATTAGAACATGCTTTAAACATTTGTGAAAAAGTTATAAATGATTTTAAATCAAATGATGTAATGTACAAAATTCAAAAAGTTATCAGGAATAAATTTACGTTATTTTTTATGAAATTAAATAAAATATATAAGAATTTAGAAAATGTAAAAGATAAAATATATATTGAAAATGCAGATAAAATAATTTATTTATATGCAATGGAAATGATAAAAGAAGGCGCGAGTAATGAAACATTAAATGATATAGTTGAAGCCAAACAATTTTATATTTGGGCATTAAGATTATTAGAATCTTTAACAATTGATGAAATACCATTGGATGAACACGATAATAAAATTATTAATGATTTTATTAGCAAATTATTAAAACGAATTAACTAAAAATAATATAAATCATCATCAGTATCTATTTTATAAAATAAAATTAATTATCCTTTTCAATTTTTTTTTCGTCTTTCAATTTTATTTAATCTTTATCACCAATTTTAATTTGATTTATTAAATCTTCATCACATAATGGGTTGTCATTTTATCATCCATTAAACGTTTTTTTATTTTTTTTAAAATTGTAAAATTAAATGAATATATTTGGTAAACCTTTGAAACTATGTAATTATAATCCATTAACGGGATATAATAGATCTGGATTTTGCACTCTTTGATAATAATTTCTTCTTACGGTGGATTTCTATCAGGTGGTTAGAAGCATATAGAAACGGAGTAGTGCCTTTATGTTCGTTAAAATATGTTGATATTAATTTACTAAAACAATATAATTATAAAAAAAGAATAGGAATATAAAATTAAATTTATAGAATGAACATTTTTAAAATAAATAATGGTTATTAAAAATGTTCAAGTAATAGTTATATGCGTCAATTATTCTGATTTCTTATCTATAACTTATAAAAAAAATATAAAATTCTTTGAACGTGAAAATTATCACATAATAACCACAAAAGAAGATAAAGAAACGATTGATTTATGTAAAGAGTTAAAAATAAACTATACGTGTTATAATTATTTCTATAAAAACTCATCGTATTTTAATAAGTCAGGAGCAGTATATAATATGCAAAAGATATTACATGAAAAATACCCAGATGATTGGATGTTATTATTAGATGCTGATATAATTTTACCAAATAATTTTGAAGATATATATAATAAAAACTGTACAGATAAGAAAGCGCTTTATTCATTAGAAAGAAAAGATTACGAGGAAGAAGAAGACTATAAGAATTTAAAGAATGAAGTTAAATATTGTGGAGTAAATTTTATGGGTTTTATGCAAATGTATCATGATAAGACTAAATATTATCCAAAGTTTTCTATAGATGCATCAACGTGTGATGCTATTTTTAGGGACTATTTTTATGATACATTAAAATTTCTGGACAAAGATACATATCTCATACATTTAGGAAAGAACCATGTAAATAACAGAGGAAGGATAACAAAAAAATGGAATAATTTATAAAACTATAAAATAAGTTTTATAAATGTAAATTTGAAATATTGAGGAAATCAATATCATTAATTTCGATTAACTTACCGCAAAATATTTCATCTAATGTCCAATCATTTTCTAAACAAATTGAAATGATTTTATCAATTATAAAAAAATTAGAAACAAAACTTAATTCCATATCGACATTATTTTTGTGTCCATATAGAATGTCATAAGCGTCTTTATAATCAGTTGATATTATAAAAGTTGTTGATTTATAAACGAATAAACAAATGATATTTCTAGAAAAAAGTGTATAAAAGAAAGATTTAATTTTATCATCATTCATTATCAATAATGAATTAAATTAAATAAAAATTCAATTTTTTATAAAAATTTAATTATTATTTAAATAAAAATAATGAAATCGTTGAAAATAAAATCAAAAAGAAAATCAAAAAGAAAATCAAAAAGAAAATCAAAAAGAAAATCAAAAAGAAAATCAGTTCAATTTAAAAGAAAAATCAATAAATCGAAAAAAAAGGTTAAATCTAAAAGGAAATTAAAAATGAGTATAAATGATGGTTTCAAGGGATATGAAAACATAAACATTCCAACAGAAGAATTAAAAAACATGCTTGAAGAAATAGAAAAATTAGAAAAATCAACTGATAATACAACAAAATTTAATTTAATATACAAATATATAACAAATAAGGAGGATAAGGATGAATCTCTTTCTAAGTTTAAAGTTTTAAAAGATAACTTTCAAAATATTTTATTTGTCAAACAAAAAGAAAAAGAAGATATTGAAAAAGATAATGATAACAAATTAGAAAATTATATAAATGATACTTCTATTAAAAAAAAAAAATTAATTTTATTCTGTGGAAAAGCCATAGTTAAAGATTCAGATGATTACTTATTGACTTTGATTTTAGAAAAACTTTTTTCAAAAATCAAAGATAATAAATATATTTTATATGAATATACTATGAAATTTCATGTTCATTTAGACGATTGTCTCACAATAGACTCAAATATTTCAAGGAATCCAGATATAAATATATCTTTCAGTAAATTTATTGAAAGATATTATAATGAACCAAGAGATAAACATAAAATTCATTTAGAAAGAGTAAATAAAGAAATAGCAAAGAAAGAAAAAGAAATACGTAATTTTGAAGAAGAAACTAAAAAAGAAATGGAAAAATTTGAAAAGGATATGGAAGAAGAGATGAAATATATGAAACCGGGTGCAGAAAAAATTTTTGAACGTAAAAAATTATCAATAGGAAAAATGCATGAAGAAAATATAATAAAAAAAAATGAAGAAATAAGTAAATTGAAGTGTATGTTAGACAACAAATTTTTAGAAAACAAAAAATTTGATAGTATCTTGTTTGAATATCCACATATAAACATTGATTACAACTTTGTATTACATATAGGAAACTTATTAAATGTTAACTCAGACGTTTATTATGTTGCTGCAGGAGGTTTTTATGATAAACTAGACCTTCCTAAAAACATAGAAAGAAAAATAGGAGATGAAACTATTACAATAAATGTAGCATTTGATTTCAATATTAAATATTTAGAAGATTTTTTTATAAATTACTATAAAATTTTTTATTTTTTTGTTCTTGGAAATTTTAAAGATATTCAAATTGTAATGAATGATATATATTTCAAAGATTTTTATAAAGATATATTAAATATAGACCTATATATTGAACCATGTGTAAAAATGAAAATAAATAAACCAGTCGAAGGAAAAGAATTTTTAGATGTGTTTGATTATTTAAATAAAATATACAACAATGAAATTGAATTTGATAGAAAAGAAGAGTATGAAAATTCATATAATATAATTGCTAAAAATATAATAAGATATAATAAAAAACACGTTTTAATTGAAATCAAGGATAGTACAAAATTTTTAAAATTGAAAAATGATGATGAAACATATACTATTGAATCAAGTTGGAATCTACAACCCGGTTTAATTGGTAGAAAAGAAGAAGTCATAGATGTTTATCGTAGGAGAAATAAAGAATATATTGAAAAAGTTACAAAATATTTTCACTCGCCTGAAATTTAAATTGGTGTAAAATTTTATAAAATGTTGTGTTCATGGTATTTCTTATTATAATATTTATTAAGTTGTTTCATAAAATAATCATTAGGTTGAATAATATTTCTTTTATCAATCATTAAAGAAATAATTTCATGAACATTCATTCCAAATGCGTGAATTAAATACGCGGAAGCAATAGTAGAACTTCTTGAACGTCCCATTAGACAATGAATAAGAACATTACCTTTGTTTTCAAAAGCATCATCTATAAATTTATTAGAATCATCAAATACAGTGTATAATTTAGTATTATCATCATCCATAGCATTGATAATCATATATTTAAAATCATTTGGAAATGGAGGTATATGTCCGGGTATAACAGAAATAATATGAGTAATACCTAATCTAATTAATTCATTTTTATCATAACTTGAATCAATAGCACCGACATAGAGACCATTAATAATTTCAGATGCTTCGAATCTATTATCAAATATATTTAAAGAACGAATATTAGAATGAACATAATTAAAAATATAATAAGGATAATATGAAATATCAAATTTTTTAGTATCAACGTCTTTGTAAATCACATTATTTTTTTCTTCTTCATTATTCATTTTATTATAAACAAAATATTCTTTTAAAATAATATTAAAATTGAAATAAATATAAAGATAAATAAAAAAATATAAACATGAATTTGATATATATGGCTACTCCTTTATATGGTGGGTGGATTTCATTTACAACTCATCTATATCATAAATATAATAATTCTAAATTATATAAAATAACAAATAAAAAAGAAAATAGAATAAGAGATTTCGGATATGATGTAAAATATCAAAACTTATCAATAACAGATATAATAAACCTACCAAATATTATAATAACAGCAGTAGATAAAAATTATTATGAACATTTAGATAAATTTCCAGATAATACACGAATAGTTATACACGATCCAACTGAATTAAAAAATAAAATATTAGTTGATAAATTAAAAAGATTTCAAGTAATTACAATTAGGAATACTGTTCATGAATTATTAAAAACTCAAGATATAAACAATATATTTCTATATCATCCGTTTTACACCTATGAATACGAAAAAGAAAAAAATCCAAATAAATCAGTATCGATTTCAAGAATAGATTTCGATAAAAATATAGATATTATTTTAAGAGCAAATTTATCAAATGAATTAGAAAATAAAATTGACATATATGGTTCAGAAAATAGTATGTATACACATCATCATTTGAAAAACAAATTAAACTTAGAATTAACAAATTATAAAGGTTCGTTTTCTAAATCATATGAAGAATTGTCGAATATATTAAAAGACGCTAAATTTGTAATAGATATGTCAACAATACAAAATGATGGAGGAGGAAGTCAATACACATTTTTAGAAGCAATATATCATGATTGTATATTAATTTTAAATAGTAAATGGGTAAATAATTTAGAAACAGAATTTAAAAATGGTTATAATTGTTTTTGTGTATCAAATGAAGAAGAATTAATAGAAATATTAAACTCTGATGAAGATATGAATTCAATTATAAAAAATTCAAAAGAATTGTTAGAAAAACATATAAATAGTGATTGGAATATTAATATTATAAAACAACCAATAAAACAATATATCGCTTCTAAAATAATGTCCGATGATGAGATAAAAAAATTAGAAGGTAGTTTTTTTGATGATGATGGTATGATAATATTTAATGAAGATGTGGATGTATATACAGAAGATAATAGATTGTTATTAAAATTCCGCAAAAACAAAATAAACAATGAAGATTGTAAAACATTGTTTGAATCGAAAGGAGCGGCGGCGACGTCAAAAAGACCATCAGCATCAGGAATAGAAGAAGGTAAAAAGAAATATGAATGGATTGAATCTCAAACAACAGGTAAAAAATTATATGTTTTAACGAATAAAACAAAAGTGCATAGTGGAATAATAGGATATTATGATTCTTCATCTAATTTCGGACATCATCATTACAAAGACGAAGAAGTAAAATGTCGTTTAACGTCTTATACTTCGAAACATTATGATAAATTTGAAAATTGTTTACCAATTTTTAAGAAGATAGATAATATATATAAGTATTTAGTACCAGAATTTTATGACGTGCAAAAGAATGCGACAAAGAAAATTGACCCTCAATTTATAATAAAGGATACAATATTTACTACTGTAACTGTAAATAAAAATTTTCGAACAGCATTGCATTGCGATGTAGGTGATTTGAAAGAAGGTTTTGGTAATTTAGTAGTAGTGTCGGAAGGAGAATACACTGGTGGTTATACATTATTTCCTCAATATTCAGTAGGAGTAAATTGTCAAAATGGTGATTTTTTAGCGATGGATGTACATCAATGGCATTGTAATTCTGAAATAGAAGGAGATGGAACACGATTATCATTTGTTTTTTATTTAAGGGAGAAGATGATGAAAGAATGTCCTTTAAATAAAGTAAAAAAAGTTAAAAACAAAGTTAAAGAAAAAGTTAAAGAATCAGCGTTTATGTTATTTTGTAAGGACGAGAGAGCGAAAATAAAGGAAGAGAATAACGAAATAACAAGTCGGGAAGTAATGGTTGAATTAGCAAAAAGATGGAATGAAATAAAATTAAATGACAAAGAAAGATTAAATTATTATGAAAATAAAATAGGTAAAGAAGAAGTTAAAGAAAAAAAGAAAGAATCGGCGTTTATGTTATTTTGTAAAGATGAAAGAGAAAATATAAAGAAAGAGGATAAAGAAATAACGAGTCGAGAAATAATGGTTGAATTAGCAAAAAGATGGAATGAAGTAAAACTAAATGATAAAGAAAGATTAAATTATTATGAAAATAAAACTAAAAAAGAAGTAATAGATGAAGAAAAAAAAGAAGAAAAGAAAATGACGGCGTTTATGTTATATTGTAAAGATGAGAGAGAGAATATGAAAAAAGAAAATTTAAAGTTAACAAGTCGTGAAATAATGGCTGAATTAGGAAATAGATGGAGAAATGTTAAATTATACGATAAAGAAAAAATAAATTATTATAATTCTAAACTATAAATGAAAGAAATAAAAAATGTTGGAATTTTACTTTCTGCTGGATATGGTAATAGATTTAGTAATGATATTTTAAAACAGTTATATATTATAGATAAATTACCTTTAATTGTTCATTCGTTACAGTCGAATTTTCAAAAATGGGACACCTGTAATTAAACTGGATATTAAGTCTAATTCTTGTTTTTGTGTTTTATTACCTTTAAGGTAACTAAACAGCCAATTCTTTTGTAATACCGACTTTCA